AAATTTTCTACCGCTAATAAATTGTTTTGTAACTCTCATTGATGCACTGCCAACGCTAGTTACAAGAATAGCCTCGTTATAAAGTTTTGCTCCACCTAATTCAAATGCTTCAATGGTATTGCTAACAAAATTTCTATAAAATCCTTTTTTATCTCTAAAATCACCAACTACAAAACAAGCAAAAGAATCATCTTTTAATTGATTTATTGATTTTTTAATAATTTGTTTGTAAACATTAACAAATTCATCATGAGACATATTTGATAAATCATCTTTTTCATCGCTATAAACTTCTAAATCTCCGTAAGGAGGACATGAAAACAAAAAATCAGCTTTAGGAGAATTTAAAATGCAAACATTACTATCTCCATTAATCCATTCCACATTAGAATTTGGAAACAATTTTTCTTTTTGAATTTTATTTTCTATGATTTGTTCTTCACGTAAATCACATCCCCAATATTTAAATCCTAAAGCACCAGCAACAATTCCTCTAACGCTCCCCCCCGCAAATGGGTCAATAATTTGACCATTTTTAGGACAAAACCATCTATAAGCCATTTCACATAAAACTGGGTCAAATATGCTAGTTCTTGATTCTTCTCCATTTTCTAATTTAATTCCAAGACCTGAACCAAATGTAGACCCATTTTCTCTACCTAATTCGCTTTGTATTCCAACGCTAATCCATTGCCGTTTTCGTTCTTGCCATTCCCCTTGTCTAGCATCTAATACGCTAAAAGGTGAAAAAGTAAACTTTTCAGCCACAGGACCGCTTGCTTTTGGTTTAATTTGTTCCCCAAATAAATCAAATCCATGCAAATTAAAATCTGACATCACTTATTTCTCCCAAAATTATTTGTAAATTCTTTAATTTTTTGCATTGCTTTTGCTTTTTCTGTAGCCTGTTTTATTTTTTCCTCCGTTGTTAATTGTTTTTCAATCATGCTGTTAGGTTTATTTGGAATCCTTCCGGCCTGACTGCATAAATCTTTAAAAGCGATTGCAGATGGTACAAACGATTGATTCATTGAGTTAAGGGCAAAGTCCAATGTAGGCTTGTAGGTGGCATATACCCCCAGCATTTCCTTCCAAGTCTGCCTAACCAAGCCCAAATCAACTCCATCCCAATGCCTGGCAAAAGAAGCTCCATAAATTGCGCCCATCTTGCCAAAAATGTAATCCATGCCGTTATCAGCGGTTGTAAAATCACTTTCCAAGTAATCCAACATTGTTTCCTCCTCCAATTAAACCTCTTGTTAAACCTTGTAAAACAGTTGCATTTTTGTTTTCTTGAATTTGTTTTTCAATAACCCATTCCGCTTTAAAACCTCTCCAACCTCTTGCAGAACATTCAGCCAATGCTTGCTCTAAGGTCCAGTTAGCTTTTTGAGCTTCTTTTGCAATAGTTTTGATTACATTCTCAGAAATTACAGCCCTTGATTTCTTTCTTTGCAAAACAAAATCATTCCAAACATCAACAGATACACCTTCAGGTGCTTGTATTGTTTTTATATTGGTTATTGGTTTATGGTTATTGGTTATTGGTTTATGGTTAGCATTGCCTTCGCATTGCGTTGGTATTGCGTTCGCATTGTTAGCTATATGTTTATTAGTCCAGCGAGCCATAGCAGAAGCTCTAGCACTAGCTGATTTACCATGAAATTTATCTATTCCATCTTCACATCTTTTATGAATATAACCATTCTCGGTCAATTCAAAAAAGTCTGTAAGTACATTTTGAAGCGCTTGTTGTTCGTCTGCATTACGAACGCTATGCGAACGCATTAGCTTTGCAATGTCATTGCTTAGTGGCATTTCATCAAGATAATAACTATCCAAAAGTTGCCTATAAATGCCATGTTCAAGCAAAGTTAAATGAGAGGTATCTTTACGATAATCTCCAATATTGTGCTGGTAATAGTGCATTATTTAACCCTTTTTAAATAAGTCGGGTCTAAGCATTTCTCTTGTCAATCTAAAGTTTGAAAGCTCCTCAATAAGCCTCAAATACTTAAATGGAACATTGCTTTGGCCCCACAAATATATAGTGTTTGGCTTTAAATCTAACTTTTCTGCTAGCTTTACTAAACTTCCAAATTCAATTTTTAACAAGTCCATTGGATTCATATAATTCCTTTCGTTTCCGCTATCATATACCAAATCTTTGAGAAAGTGGAGATATAAGGGAATGTACCTATAAAAATAAATTAAAAAAACATTGAAAAAGTGTTGACATGGTTTTTAAAAGGTTTATAGTGGAGTCTAGTTCAACAAGTGATGAAGGGAAATAAAATGTTAATTACAAAAATAGCCAACAATGTTTACAGACTTGTTTTAGGAACAAATCAAACGGATATTTATTATGTTGCTAAAAGTTTTAAAGGTTCATGGAAAATTGCAAATCAAGGATTAGTTGTTGATTTTGCTGATACTCGTCAATCTGCAATTAATGTAGCAATTAACCTTTACAACGAGGTTACAGCATGAAAACAGCAATTATCGAATGGCTTGGAGTTGTAATTCTTGGGGTTGTATTGGCAGCTATTTTTGTAGGAGGCATCTAATCATGGGTATGTCTAGACACGATGCTTACTACGAGCCTGAAGATGATTACATTGATTCTGACGAACTGCAAGCCGAAGTTGCAGAGCTAATGAAGGATGAATACAACCCTTGCAAATGGGATAACTTCAATGAGGCTTTTGCAGCCGTTCAAAACAAAGATGACATAGCAGCTTTAGAAGAAATGCTTGAAAAACGTGATTTTGAAGCTTTAGGCCGTAAGTTGTGGAATATGTCTTACGAATACATGGAAGATTTTGCAACTGGCAAAGTAACTGGTCAATATTAAGGATAAAGTGATGAAAACATTTAACGAATTACGTCTTATCAATGTAAACGAGCATACAGAACGCAAAGGTAAATTTACCTACCTTTCTTGGACTTGGGCAGTAGACCAGCTTTTACAAAATGACCCAACCGCCACCTGGACTTTTGGTGACCCTGTTTATTTCAATGAATCAGTCATGGTTTTTTGCACAGTAACCGCTATGGGCAAATCTATGACTTGCCAAATGCCTGTCATTAATAATATGAACAAGGCCATTTCTAACCCTAATGCAATGGATGTAAATACCGCCATGATGCGTTGCCTGGTGAAGTGTATTAGCCTGTTTGGTATCGGTTTATACATTTACGCTGGCGAAGATTTGCCTGATGAAGAAATNCCTGATTTAACCGCAGAAGCCGACAAATGGGTTTTAGCNATTAGCGGTACTAAGTCTATGGATGAGCTTAAAGAAATCTATGGNGCAGCCTATAAAGCCCTNTCTAAAGACAAAGCAGCAGTNGATAAGCTTGCTAGTGCTAAAGACCTTCAAAAAGGCATTTTGATGGCGATGCAATCATGAAAGCATTTCCACAAAAATATCCAATAGACCCAAGCAAACCTTGGATTACAAAAGAAAATCCAGTAGATACAGGCATGGAATTGCGTGATTACTTTGCAGCTAAAGCTATGCCATTGGCTTTTAAGGTTTGGGAAAATTACCACATTAGCGATGAAAATGATGNNACTTATAAAACTAGCAATTTTCAAGCAGATGGTAGTTATCAAGAATTAATTGCTAATACGGCTTATCAAATGGCCGATGCAATGATGGAGGCTCGTAAATGAACAATGAACCAGTAGCGTGGATTATAGAATCTGACGAAGAATTTAAAAATGGTAAAAATTATCCGACTTTGGATTGGTATGTAAAAGATATTTTAAATCTTCCAATAGGAACAAAGCTCTATACCCATCCAGTAAAAGAACTAACAGATGAATATTGCAAAGCATATTGGGGCAAAGATAACTGTTTCGTTGATGTATTTTTGCCTAATAGTGAAACAGAAGTTATTAGATTTTGGAATGGCCAATTAAATGAGTCTTATGAGCCAAAGACACTAACAGATGAGGAAATAATGGCTGAATGGGAAGAAAGCAAAGATGAAGTTGATTTTGCTAGAGCAATACTAAAAAGGGCTTCTGAAAAATGAAAGATTTGGTTGAATATAAAGATGGCGAACTTTATTGGAAAGTTAGTCGTGGTCGGCAAAAGGCTGGCAGTTTGGCTGGTGCAACCATTACAGACGGCTATAAACAAGTTTCTATTAACAAAAAACGATATTTAGTGCATAGAATAATTTTTCAAATGTTTCATGGTTATATGCCTGAAGCACCTTTAGAAATTGACCATATCAATCGAATTAGACATGACAATAGAATCGAAAATTTAAGGGTTTTAAGTCATGCTGAAAACATGAAACATCGAAAGGCGCAAGAAAAATGCACCAAATAACTTGTAAAAATTGCAATAAAAACTTTGATGGAATCATGGGTGCTTGTGGCGGAAGTAATACTTTCACAATATATAGATGCACTCATTGTCAGCACGAGGAAATTGTTAAGCGTGAACCTATTGATTGGTCAAAAGCATTAGTTGAAAAGGCACAAGAGAATCCATTACAAGATAAATTAGATGCTATTGCTAATAAAGTTGTTTTTGGAAAGGCACAAGAGAAATGATAGAAGAATTAAAAAAGCTTTTTGACATAGACATTGAAAATGGAAAGTTTTTTTGGAAATTACCATCTAAATATCACCCTGATTTGCTTGGAAAAGAAGCTGGATTTGCTACAAGCGATTATTGGGTAATAAAAATTAATGGAAAAGCATATAAAAGGGGAAGATTAGTATTTTTATGCGCCAATGGTAAATTTCCATATCCTTGCATAGACCATATAAATGGCATCAAAACAGATGATAGATTAAATAATTTAAGAGAAGCAACAATTACACAAAATAATTGGAATCATAGAACTAGAAAAAAATCTAATGATTTGCCAATGGGCATTAGAAAAAATGGCAATAAATTTGTTGCAAGAATTGCTCATAATAAAAATCAAATAACTATTGGAAGTTTTGAAACTTTAGAAGAAGCCCATTCAGCATATAAACAAAAAAGGATTGAGTTATATGGACAATATTCAAGTTATTGAACAGGGGTCAGATGCTTGGCATCAACTTCGCCTGGGCAAAGTAACCGCTTCCAGAGTCGCAGATATATTGGCTAAAACCAAAACTGGTGTATCTGCTTCTAGGGGTAATTACCTAGTCGAATTGGCTATACAAAGGGTTACAGGTCAGATCGAGGAGTCCTATACTAATGCTGCTATGGCATGGGGGACTGAAACTGAACCGAAAGCGAGAATGGCTTATGAAGTGTTTAATGATGTCTTGGTCGAGCAAGTGCCTTTTGTGGATCATTCCACCATTAAAGGCTTTGGTGCTAGTCCTGATGGGTTGGTTAATATTGATGGGCTTTGTGAAATCAAGTGTCCCAATTCTGCAACTCATTGGGCATATCTAAAGTCTGGTGAGCCACCCAATAAATATTTTATTCAGATGCAAGCCCAATTGTCTTGTACTGGCAGGAAATGGAATGATTTTATTTCCTTCGATCCTCGTATGCCAGAGAAAAGTCAATTGTTTGTAAAAAGGGTTTTCCGAGATGATAAGTTTATTGNCATCATGGAAGATGAAGTAAAGAAGTTTTTGGAAGAAGTAGANAGAGAAACCGAACTCATGTTAAATCGGCAAATTTAATCAAGGATAAATCATGGCATCAGTAAATAAAGTAATTATTGTNGGCAACTTGGGTAAAGACCCTGAACTTCGCAGCTTTCCAGATGGCAGCCCAGTNTGTAACATTTCTGTAGCTTGTACCGAAAAGTACAAGGATAAGCAAGGCGAACAAAAAGAAGTAACCGAATGGGTTAATGCAGTCTTTTTTGGGAAACTGGCTGAAATCGCTGGTGAATACCTCAGAAAAGGCAGTTCAGTCTATTTGGAAGGCAAACTTAAAACCGAAAAATACACCGACAAGAATACTGGTGTCGAAAAGTACTCTACAAAGGTCATAGGAAGCACGATGCAAATGCTTGGGGGTAAGCCTTCAGAAGATTCAAAACCTTCTCAAAAGCCACAAAAAGCGGTTAATTTAGTCGATTTAGATAGCGATATACCTTTTTAAGCTAAAATGAAC